TCCGCAAACTGGTTAGCACATAAAATTGATCCATATTTTAAAGTATTGTATAAAGGTGCAAATGAAAGAATTGCTCATGAATGTATATTTGATTGTCGTAACTTACCAGTAACAGCAGAAGACATAGCAAAGAGATTAATGGACTATGGATTTCATGCACCTACATTATCATGGCCAGTTTTAAATACAATGATGGTAGAACCAACTGAAAGTGAATCATTAGATGAGTTGCAGAGATTTGTAGATGCGATGGAAAAGATAGGAAGAGAAATATTTACTGTTCCTGACATAGTTAAAAATTCTCCACATACTGAAGCAGAGGTTTGTGGGCAGTGGACTCATGCATATACAAGAGAAGAAGCATGTTTTCCAAATCAACCAAAGAAAAAGTTCTGGCCTGCTGTGGGTAGAATTGATAATGTGTATGGTGATCGCAATTTAGTATGCTCATGTTCTGATTATTTTGCCAAAGAAAAAACACCAATTGAAAGATTGCACGATGATATAAGAAAAAATATTGGCAAAATATAAATTTTGTGTTATAATTAATAGAACACGTAGTAGTACAGCAAAAAATTAATGGGAACTGAAATGTTAGTGATAATGAATTTGTTACTTTCTTGCCCTCCTGTGTACACATTACCAGGAACTTGGACTAAATGTAATGCACTTATACCACATTATAATGCTGATCCAAATACAACCTTTGGTATATCACTCTTAGTAGTCTTAGTATTACTATCAGGATATGGAGTCTATAAAGCATTTTTTAATAACAAAGGTCTAACTGATCAATGGGATGATCACGAAGACTAATGAAGATAGCACTAATAACCGATACTCATTACGGAGCTCGTAAGGGAAGTAAGATTTTTCATGATTACTTTCAAAAGTTTTATGACGATATATTCTTTCCTATATTAAAGGAGAGGAAAATTAAACATGCAATTCATTTGGGAGATTCGTTTGATAATCGTAAGACGATAGATTTCTGGGCATTGAATTGGGCAAAGGAACATGTATATAATAAGTTTAAAGATTTAAAAGTAAAGGTGCATACTATAGTTGGTAATCATGATGTTTATTATAAAAATACCAATGAAGTAAATGCAGTAGATTCTCTATTGGCATCTTATAATAATATTGTTAGATATTCTGGTCCTACTGAAATTAATATAGAAGGATTTGAAACATTACTTATTCCTTGGATTTGTCAGGATAATTATAATGAAACTTTAGAAGCAATTAATAAATCTAAATTGAGATCAGTATTTGGTCATTTAGAATTAAATGGATTTGCATTATTTCCTGGTCAAGTAATGACTAATGCTCTTAGTGGATTAGATGTATCTGCATTCAAAAAATTTGATGTTGTATTTTCTGGACACTATCATACAAGATCAAATGATGGTAAGGTATTTTACTTAGGCAATCCTTATCAGATATTTTGGAATGATGCTGGAGATGCTAGAGGATTTCATATATTTGATACAGAAACTTATGAATTGGAGTTTATAAGAAATCCGTATAGTATATTTGAAAAAGTATATTATGATGATCATAACTATAAGTTATATGATGCAAGACATTTAAAAGATAAGATAGTTAAAGTTATTGTACGTAAGAAGTCTAGTCAATTACAGTTTGATAAGTTTATTGATAAAATTGACAAAGCAGGGTGTTATGATTTTAAGGTAGTTGAGAATTTTACAATAGATGATGAGAGTGTGGATTTCACCCAAGATGAATATGAAAATACACTAACACTTTTAAATAAATATATTGAAGACTCAGATTTTGATTTAGATAAAGAAGTTGTGAAAGATATTATGAAAGACGTTTATAGGGAGGCTTGTGAATTCGAGTAATGTATCTTATTTCAATAAAAGGTAAAGAACACGAGGGTGCTTATGCTGTTCATGACGAAGACGGTGAAAGAGCGTTGTATTTATTTGAGGAAGAGGATGATGCTATTCGTTATGGTGGATTACTAGAAGCAGAAGATTATCCACCGATGACTGTTGTTAGTGTTGAAGAAGAGCTTGCAATTCAGACATGTGAGGTGTATAATTATAGGTATGTAGTTATCACTAAAGATGACTTTGTGATTCCACCACGAGATAATGATATTATTCAAACAGATAAGATGGCGTAATTTTCTCTCTACTGGGAATCAATTTACGGAAATAGATCTTACAGAATCATCAACCAATCTAATAATTGGTACTAATGGTGCTGGTAAAAGTACGATTCTTGATGCTTTAACTTTTTCTCTTTTTAATAAACCATTCCGTAAAATAAGTAAAGGACAGTTAGTTAATACTATTAATGAAAAAGATTGTGTTGTTGAGATAGAATTTGCTATTGGAAAAACAGAGTGGAAAGTAATAAGATCTATTAAACCTAATGCCTTTCAAATTTATAAAGATGGAGAATTACTTAATCAAAATTCTGCAGCAAATGATCAGCAGAAGTGGTTAGAAGAACAGGTATTAAAGTTAAACTATAAATCATTTACACAGATTGTAGTATTGGGTAGTGCATCTTTTGTACCCTTTATGCAATTGACTGCACCCAATCGCAGAGAAGTTATTGAAGATCTTTTAGATATTAAGATATTCTCTGTGATGGGATTGATTATTAGAGAAAGAATGAGAGGAACTAATGAAAGGTTGAGGGAATTTTCTATTAGAAATAATCTTATAGAAGAGAAGATTGATATGCAAAATAGTTTTATTGAAGAATTGGAAGCAACTGGAAAGAAAGATATAAATGAAAAGAAAGTTAAAATAAAAGAAATTAATAAACAAATTAATACATATGAATCAGAATTGGAAGAGATGAGTGATGAGTTAAATGTTATTAATAAGGATATTGAAATGTTTTCAGGTAGTAACAAAAAATTAAGAAAGTTAGGAAACTTAAGAGGTAAATTATCCCAAAAAGTAGCAACCATTACTGAAGAGCATAAGTTCTTTACTGATAATGTATCATGCCCTACATGTACCCAATCTATTGAAGAAGAGTTTCGTATAGATAGAATTAATGATGCTAAATCTAAAGCCAAAGAACTTGAAAAAGGTTATAAGGAATTGGAAGAAGCTATCAAACTTGAAGAGGAAAGAGAAAACCAATTCAAGGTATTCACATCAGATGCATCTAAACTAACGCATGAAATTTCTAAAACAAGCACAAGGATTTCTGGACTTCAAAATCAGACCAGAGATATTGAACAAGAAATTCAAAAAATTAGAGAACAAAGAGAAAGTAGAACTACTGAAAGACATGCGTTAGATAAACTAATAGGAGAACTAGAAGGACTCCAGAAAGATCAATCACAAGAGAGTGAGAAAAACGTTTATAACGAATTTGCTCATGCTTTGATGAAAGATGGTGGTGTTAAATCAAAGATCATTAAACGTTACTTGCCTTTAATGAATCAGCAGATTAATAAGTATCTGCAGTTGATGGATTTCTATATTAATTTTTCTTTAGATGATGAGTTTAAGGAAACTGTAAAATCACCCATACATGATAAGTTTGTTTATGAATCATTCTCTGAAGGAGAGAAGATGAGGATTGATCTCTCACTTCTTTTTACATGGAGAGAAATTGCACGAATGAAAAACTCCGCTAATACCAATTTATTAATCCTTGATGAGATCTTTGATAGTTCTCTGGATGGATTTGGTACTGAGTACTTCACTAAGATTATTAAATATGTTGTGAGTGATGCAAATGTATTTGTCATTTCTCATAAGACAGATGATATAATAGATCAATTTGATAATGTAATTCGATTTGATAAAGTAAAAGGATTTAGTAAAAAATTATGAAAATTTTAGTAACAGGACATGAAGGTTTTATCGGCAGTCATGTATATGAACATTTAAAAAGTCTTGGACATGATCTTCATGGAATAAGTTTCCCATCAGAAGACATTGCAAATTTTGGGGGTGAAACTACTCCAAGATTTGATTTAGTAATTCATCTTGCTGCATTTGCTAATATAAGAGGGAGTTTGGAAAATCCTGATGTATTTTGGGAAAATAATGTAGAAAAATCTAGACCAATATTTGAATATTGTAGAAGATATAATATTCGTTGTTTGTATGCAAGTTCTTCTGCTGTACATGAATGGTGGATTAATCCTTATGCTATTACTAAAAAAGTTAATGAAGTACAAGCACCACCAAATAGTGTGGGTATGAGATTCTATAATGTATGGGCAGAGAAGGATAGTAGATCAGACATGCTTTATAGAATGTTGCAGGATAAGACTGCATTTTATCTTACAAGGCATAGAAGAGATTGGATACATGTCCATGATGTTGCAAGAGCAATTTGTTTTTTAATCCCAGATAAGTATAGAGGTGTTATTGATGTTGGTACAGGAAAAACGACATCTGTATTGGAACTTGCAGAGAAGATGGGAATGGGAGATCTTCCTATTAAAGAAGATACACCAGGAGAAAGGGAAGAAACTTGTGCTGATACAACAGAGTTGACAAAATTGGGATGGCATCCTACAATAAATATACTTGACTTTGCAAGCCCATGACAATTAGAACTCATAATTTAAAAAAGAAAAATCCTAAACACTCTCAAGAGTGGTCATGGGAAGAAACCCCTGAAGTACTTAAAGCACTGGAGGCACTCCATGAAAGTTCCAAACTGGCAGCATCATTCCAAGAAGGAACAAAAAAGGCACCTAAAGCCTCAAATGCTGCGACAAGCAAAAGAAAGACGTAGACACTTGATAAACCGTCTACAGAAGCGTCCCAATGGACGCTTTTCTAGTATAATAGGTATATAAGAAACAAAATCAAATGACATTACAGCACGAAATTAAATCCCAACTTGCAAAACTCCTTGCTACGGAAGATCTTATAGTGGAGCATAAGCAATGTGAAACAGCAGAGTTTAATGTTGGTACTCGTGTATTGACATTACCATTATGGGATAAGGCAAGTGGTACTGTATATGATATGTTGGTTGGTCATGAAGTAGGACACGCACTTTTTACTCCTGATAGAAACTGGTTCTTAGAAGTTCAGATGCCACCACAGTTTGTAAACATTGTAGAAGACGTTAGAATAGAGAAGTTAATGAAACGCAAGTATGCAGGACTTGCTAAATCTTTCTACCACGGTTATGAGGAACTAAATGATGATGATTTCTTTAGGATTGATGGTGAAGATATTAGTGCTTTAAATCTTGCTGATAGGATTAATTTATTCTATAAGATTGGTAATTTCGTTGACATACCTTTTTCAACTACTGAAAAAGAGATTGTCAATTTAGTAGATACCTGTCAGACATTTGATGATGTTCTAGAAGTTTCTAAGAAACTTTATGATTATTGTGTAGATAAAAAAAATCAAGGAGAGGTTTTAGAGCAAGTATCTCCAGAAGAGGATGGAAATGATAATTTAAAACTTCCACCACAACCACAAAGTGGACAGAATTCAGAAGATTCTGATGATACTGATGATAAGTCTGATAATGATTCAGAAAATTCTGATGATAAGTCTGATGATAATTCATCTGAAGATACAAATCAATCAGTACAGAAAGGTGAACCAGAACAATCAGATAATCAGCAATCACCACAAAATAAACCAAGTAATACTAATAGTGATTTAGATCTTAAGACTGTAGAAGCATTAGAAGATTCACTCAAGGATCTTACTGATACTAATCAGACTCGTGAAACTGCTTATTTTGAGATACCTAAGTTGAGATTAGATAGAGTGATTGTTCCAAATGCTGAGATACATGAGCAGTGTGAAGTAGCATGGTCACCAGAAGCTGATGTTCAATATCGTGCTAGAATGGAGAAGTATGGTATTATGACACTTCCAAAAGACAGATTTGCGTATGCAGATCAAGAGTATGTTAAATTCAAAAGAGATGCTCAGAAAGAAGTTAACTATCTTGTAAAAGAGTTTGAGTGTAAGAAATCTGCTAGTGCATATGCTCGTGCTACTACTAGTCGCACTGGGGTTCTCGATACAGCAAAAATTCATACCTACAAATATAATGAGGATCTCTTCAAAAAAATAAGTGTAGTACCTGATGGTAAGAATCATGGTTTAATATTCATTCTTGACTGGTCTGGATCAATGAATCAAGTATTGCTTGATACTGTAAAGCAATTATATAACCTATTATGGTTCTGTAAGAAGACTAATATTCCATTTGAGGTTTATGCCTTCACTAACAGTTATCCTCTTCAGAGTTATCTTTCTGATGGAACACCATCAATAACAAGAATGCCAGCATATGATGCAAAGGAAGGTGTTGCTCATGTTGAAGATCATTTTTCCTTGATGAATTTCTTTACAAGTAAAGTAAGAGGTAAGGAACTTGAAGAACAAATGAAAAATATATGGAGAATTGCAATGCTTCATGAGAATCGTTATAATTGTAATTATGATGTTCCAGTAGGAATGAATTTATCTGGCACTCCATTAAATGAGACCATGATAGCTCTTCATGAAATTCTTCCTAAATTTAGAAAAGAAAATAAAGTTGAGAAAGTTCAGTGTGTAATTCTTAGTGATGGTGAAGGAGCTCCATTAAGATACCATAAAGAATTTAATCGTGATTGGGAATCTGAACCATTCTTAGGTACTAATAACATTAATCATGGTACTTTCTTAAGATGCCGTAAGACTGGACGTACCTATGCATTCAATGGTGATTGGTATTCTCAAACTGATGTGTATCTTCAAAATCTTAGAGATAAGTTTACAGATGTTAACTTTATTGGTATGCGTATTCTTCCTTCAAGAGATGGCACTTATTTTATAAGAAGATACACAAATACATATGATACAAGTTATGAAAAAAAGATTAATGAGTGGAGAAAGAACAAATCAGTTGTCATTAAGAATTCTGGGTATCATTCTTACTTTGGATTATCATCATCTGCTTTAGATAATGATGCAGAATTTCAAGTTAATGAAGATGCTACCAAAGCACAGATCAGATCTGCCTTTAAAAAGTCTCTTAACAACAAGAAAATGAACAAAAAAATTCTTGGTGAATTTATAGAACTTGTTGCTTGATAAATACTTGAAGAAATTCTATGTAGAGCTATGAGTAAGTTTGGAGACCTAGTAAAAGGTAAAACATCAACACCAGTGTCAACACCTGCTGTTGAGGAAGTATCACCTGTTGTTGAAGAAACTCCAGTGGAGGAAACTTCTGATGTATCATTAGAAACTATGAGCAAAAAGGAGTTGGAAGATTATGGCAGGACAATTGGTGTCGAACTTGATAGAAGACATAGTAAAAAAGATTTAGTTAAAGAACTTAAAGACGTACTCTAACAATGCCAAAAACATATCATATCTACTTAAATGAAAAGTGTTTATTTAAGAATTTGGATAATGAGGAATTTAGTGTAGTTTGGGGAAGACTTTATCATTCTTACTGGGATGGTCTTACCTATTCTGAATGTGAAGAGAATCAATATGATTTAGAACCCAGTTATTAAAGTGTCCACTAAGAGGTCTAATGACCTCTTTTTTGATGGTATAATATAAGTATAAATAAATCACTTACATTATGACTGTTAAACCTTTTGAACTTAAAATGACAGAAAAACAAGCAATTGACGGATTGAGAAGTAAATTTGGAAATGAATTTGGTGCTGCAGATGTTCGTGGATTCTGTGCTGCTAATGACATTGGTTATGCAACTGTTACTAAAAAAATTAAAAAATTTAGAGTAAAACCAGGTAGATGGAATCTTGAAGTAACCACTAAAGCAGTTGAGAATATTGAAAATTCATTCAGTGCTCCAGCAGTCCAACCATCTGTAGAACAAAATTTAGTTCCTGATAATGATGATACTTTTGTTAAGTTTGGTTCATTTACAGATGTTAAAAAGATTATACAAAGTAAACTTTTTTATCCAGCATTTATTACTGGATTATCAGGTAATGGAAAGACATTCTCTGTAGAACAAGCATGTGCTCAATTGAAGAGAGAACTTATCCGTGTAAACATTACAATTGAAACAGATGAAGATGATCTTATTGGTGGTTTCCGTCTTGTTAATGGTGCCACAGTATGGCATGACGGCCCCGTTATTCAAGCTCTCAACAGAGGAGCTATCTTGCTCCTTGACGAAGTTGACCTTGCCTCAAACAAAATACTCTGTCTCCAATCCATCCTTGAAGGTAACGGAGTTTTCCTTAAAAAAATCGGAAAGTTCGTCAAACCAGCAAGAGGGTTTAACGTCATCGCAACCGCAAATACTAAAGGTAAAGGTTCAGACGACGGAAGATTTATTGGAACTAAC